GTCAAGGCTGATAGGTTTGTCCGCATCTGTAAGGGCAGTAATGGCAAGCGGGTAGCTTGTATTGTTCACAAGCACATTAGGGTCACCGCCCATTTCCGTGAAATGGATAACGTCATTTTCCACATACTGGTTATAGGCTCTGATACGCTGCATCCAGCCCAACGCCTCAGGCGCAGTGCGGAAAGTCTTGATCATCTCGCCCGTCCAGATTTCAGTAAGGACACCGGCACGCATCGCACCTGCCGGGGCAAGCTGTCCGACGACAAGGGCAACGGCATTGCCCGCCACTGCTCCGATTCCGGCCGGCAAGCCTGCCGCTGTGGCAAGCACTGCGCCGGAAGCACTGTTGAAAGCTACCGCGCCCACAATCGCAAACAGGGCACACATCACTTTTTTAAGAAAATTGCTTTTTGCGTTCATTGTTTCTCGTTTTAATGATTGTTATTGTTCCATTAGTCTTTGAGTTCCGGACACTCGACCCCGTACTCCGCCTTGAAAAGTTCGGCATACTTTGCCGGGCTGTCCTTGCGCAAGTTCAAAAGTTCCTTTTCAGGCACTTCACTTAGTTTTGCATACTCCTTGGGCTGGGCACCGCTCCCAGGGGCGCTCTCCTTGCCAAGATTGATTACTTCGGTTGGCTTCTTCTGTGGAGCCATGAGTTTAAGCGTAGCCGTCAGCTGCTCCAGTCCTGCGGACTTGCCCAACGCAATGAAGTGTTCGCGTGTCTCCGCCATAATTCGCTTTTCAGCAATGGCCGCATCAACCGCCGAAGTTACGGCCGCCAGCTGGATAGACTTTGCCTTGTCGGCTTCGGTTTTGAGCAAGCGAACCGAAGCCACCGCCTGCTCCTCGGTTGCCGTTTCGGGCAGACCGAGCAGGGTTAAAATTTCCTTGTTCATTTTGTTTTTTATTTGTTTGTTATTGTCCTCGCCCTTGCTCTGTTCGGGGTCGGTGTTTAATTTCAAGATAGGCAGTGCCGGGTGTTCCTCGCCTGCCGCAAGGGTCAGCAGCTTGCCGGCCTGATAGAGTTGCAGGGCTTCGTCATTACTGCCGATGTCCACGATGCTGACCTCCACGAGCTTGGAGCGCGTAACCGTTGCGCGGGTCTGCCCGTCAAACACCAAAGCCGGGTCGTCGCTCACCTCCAGAGGTTCAAGCCCTGCGGAAGCCATGCGCAAAAATCCGTTTTCCCACTTGCTCTCTACCTGCTTGGCAAATGGGTCGTTTGCGTCAAATACAGGGGTGCCGATAAGTTTGTCCCCCTCCCGCCTCAGGTTCTCTATGCGGCCAATGGGTCCGGCGGTGTCCTGATAGCTCCTACGGTGCATCCAAAGGAGTACCGGGTTGCGCTTGTACTGCTCCAGGTCTATGCCCGCCGTAAGTATGCGCGTGCCGTAACTGTTGACGGCTTCGGTGGATATGATTACTTCTTTCATTCGTCTTAAAAAATAAAGCCGGGCACGCGTAACGCCGCAATGGTGTGGAGGGGTGGTATGCGCCCGGGCGCCGGCTTCGCTAATCAATCTTTCTTACCATTTGTTGCGGAGGTGGGAATCGAACCCACGACCTTTGGGGAATGAACCCAACGAGCTACCGCTGCTCTACTCCGCGAAATCGTTCTATGGCGCAAAGTTGTGAATGTTTTACAGCCCTAACAAAAAGAGTGTAAATCTTTTACACTCTTTTTTATTATGGGGCTTTTTTGAGCCAATTTTGCAACTGAAAACGCGCCCGCAGTGGGTGCGCTATATGTCTTAAAATTGTTTTTAATATGAATGGCAACAAAAAAGGAACTTGAAAAGATGCGTGAACACGCGCGCCTCCTCTTTATGCAGGGCGAACCTCAGAAGGTCATTGCCGAAAAGGTCGGAGTGTCCGCACAGACAATTACAAAGTGGGTAAACGACGGAGGCTGGCAGGCTGCGCGTTCCGCAGCGAATATCACGCGCCCAGAGCTCGTAAACAAGATTTTGAAAAGTATCGACGTACTTGTAGAAGACCTCGTGAACGAACCAAGCCCGGAAAAGACGGCCGCAGCCGCGGACAAACTTGTAAAGTTTTCCGCAACCATTGAAAGGCTTGACAAAAAGACTTCCGTAGTGGACGTTATAGAGGTGTTCATGGCTTTCAGCAAATGGCTGCAATACCGCATGAGCTTCGACCCGAATGTTACGCCCGAACTGATACAGACAATTAACAAATATCACGACCTGTTCATCAGTGAACAGCTGCAAAAAACCTTTTAGCACATGGCAACAAAAGCGGAAATAATAAAGGCACAGGAACGGTGGAAGCAGCACTGCGAGACCGTGCAGGCAGCGACTGCCGTAAACATAAACGAGACACAGGCGCAACGCCTTGCACGTATCAGACACCTGCGCACGGATTATGCCGCTTTTGTCGATTACTACTTCCCACACTGGACCGTAAACCCGGAAACAGGGAAAGCAACACCATGCGCACCGTTCCACGTGTCAGCAGCCAACAAAATTTTGAAAGACCGGAACCTTAAAGCTGCTTTCCAGTGGCACCGCGGCGCTGCCAAATCTACCAATATGGACGTATTTGTCCCCATGTGGCTAATGGCTCAGGAACACCGCGAAATAAATGTAATGGTGCTGGTCGGCAAGAGTGAGGACAACGCAAAGACGCTGTTGGGCGACATTCAGGCAGAATTGCAGTATAACCAGCGTTATATCCACGATTTCGGGGAACAGTATAACGTCGGCACTTGGGAAGAGGGCGAATTTGTCACACGCTCGGAAGTAGCCTTTTTCGCCCGTGGCCGTGGGCAGTCGCCCCGTGGTCTGCGCTACCGCTCACACCGCCCGGATTATGTAGTCATTGACGACCTCGACGATGACGAGCTGGTAGAAAGCCCGGCACGTGTCACCAAACTGTTTGACTGGGTGCGCTCCGCATTGTTCGGAACTCTTGACGGCGGACGCGGACGCTTCATCATGGTAGGCAACCTCATTGCCAAAAATTCAGTGCTGGCAAAGTGGTGCGACATTAAGTCCGTACACGTCACCAAGGTAAACATATACGACAACAAGGGCGGCATTTCGTGGGCTTCCAAATGGACGCCACAGGAAGTCAAGGACATTGAGAACGTGGTGGGTTATCGTGCCTTTCAAAAGGAATACATGAACAATCCGATAATTGAAGGCGCGATTTTCCGCAACGAATGGATCCGCTGGGGAAAGCGCCCCGCATGGTCCAAGTTCTCGGAAATTGTCCTGTACATTGACCCCTCTTTCAAAGGCTCTATCAAGAACGACTACAAGGCCGCGAAACTATGGGGAAAAGCTGGCACAACACTTTACCACCTCCGCGCCTTTGTACGCCAGTCCTCTGTTGCCGAAATGGTGCGGTGGTGTTATGACCTGTACGAATGGACCAGAGAGCAGGGCATTTCCGTCCGCTGGTATATGGAAGCCAATTTCATGCAGGATACCATACTTGACGAGTTCCGCCGTGAAGGTGAACTGCGTGGCTACCAGCTGCCCATTACAGGCGACAAGCGAAAGAAGCCGGACAAGTTCCAGCGAGTGGAAGCAATCAGCCCATTATGGGAACGCGGTTTTGTCGTGTATGACGAGACACAACGTGACAACCCTGACATGCTTGCTGGCATTGACCAGACTCTGGCTTTTGAGAAAGGTATGCGCGGACACGATGACGCCCCCGATGCCGACGAGGGCGCAATTTGGGTGCTGCAACGCGACACCCGCGCAAAATCATTTAATCCCTCTTTCGGCAGGAGGACAAATGCAAAAAATGTATCATGGTAATTATTGACTACTTACGCGCCAGCCTGTTTGACCTGCGCAAGAAAAGGGCCATCAGGCAAGCAAAAAAATCCGCGGAACTTTACGGCAAAAAGTTCCTTGTGCTCGTACATAACGGCCGCCCAGTCTGCGTTTCGATGCAGGGTATTAAACAGCTGATAAAACAGCACCGTTTCGCCCCAGGCTTCACAGCGGAAAAGGCACGGCAAATCGCCATTTATGAAGCGAAACCCTCTAACACCTCCTCCCATGTTTCTGACCGTTGACGATTATCGCCCTGTATGCGACCAGTACGAGTTTGAGCAGATAACGCAGAATGAGGATATACGGCTTTCTGCGGAAACAGCGGCTGTGGAACAGATATCCTCATACCTGCGCCACCGCTATGACACCGACCGCATTTTCTCCGCCGTCGGGGAATGCCGCAACCCTATGGTCGTGCAGTGTGCGGTAAATATATCGCTGTGGCTGATGATTCACCGGTTGCCGCAGAACATGGGGCATGAGCGCCGCGAATGCCTCTACAATGATGCCATCAAATGGCTGCGTGATGTCCAGGCTTCCAAGGCGTCGCCCGATCTTCCTGTATATGTATCCGAGGACGGCTCCACAGACACGCACAACCCGATACGCACGGGGTGCATGAAGCCCAACCGTTACGACTATTAAAAAATAATTAAACGCTGTTTAACCGATGTTTCGACTATGCGCAAAAATAGAGATTAAGGGCGACCGCTCGTGGTCGTTTGACTTCGCCAACGCCGTGGAGATAACCCGCGACATGGATAAGCTTACGACCGAAGCCAAAATAACTATGCCTAAAAAAGTAAAATGGGACGGAGCAGACGAAATCCCGGTCAAACGCGGGGACACGGTCACTATTTCATTGGGGTATGACGACAACCTGCAAACGGTGTTTATCGGCTATGTCAGGGATGTAGGTTTCAAAACGCCCATAGTGATAACCTGCGAGGACGACATGTTCAAACTGAAACAGATGCCGACACAAAAGAAGGCTTACCGCTCTGTTACGCTTGAAACTCTGCTGAAAGACCAGGGTATCAGCTATCGCCTTAACATCATGGGCGAGCAGTCGCTTGGGGCTTACAGGGTAACAGCTGATACCGTGGCCGCCATGCTTGGAAAACTGGCGGAACAGGGAGTCCGCTCGTTTTTCCGCTATGAGGACGGGGAACCGGTGCTGTATTGCGGTGTTCTCTTTGAAAGGGACTCCAAGCCCTCGCAGGTGTTCAAAACAGGGCTTAACATCATTTCAGACCAAAGCCTGCAACAACAGAAGGCTGAAAATATGCGCCTGCGCATTAAGGCTGTCAGCCTCATGCCGGACAACAAAAAAATTAAGGTGGAAGCCGGTGACGCTGACGGTGAACACAGGACTCTGCACACATACAATAAGACGGAAAGCGAACTTAAAGCATGGGCGCAGCAGGAAATCAAACGCCTTAAACGCGACGGTCTGACCGGCTCGTTCACCACTTTCGGGCATACTCTCGTTGATTGTCTCGATGCCGTCGGCATCGTCATAGACGGCGTTAAAATGGGCGTGTATCAGGTTAAAAAAAATGTGATTAAATACGGTGATGGCGGCTTCCGTCAGGAAATAACCCTCGGACTGCGTGTCGGCTAAATTATCAGGATTATGGGAAGTATAAGAGACGCTATAAGACAACTTGCACAACCGGACGGAGAAACGGTCGCCCTTGTGTGTACCGTGGACGAAATAGACAAGGAAGCCCGTACCATAGACTGCACACCGATAAATGAAGGTGCGCCGCTCCTTGGCGTCAATCTGCAAGCAAATCAGGGGTCGGACTTCGGGCTGGTCATTTACCCTGAAAAAGGGGCTTATGTGGTTGTGGGCTTCGTGGCTGACGGTGCCGCAGGTGTCATGCTTGCAACGGACAGGATAGAGTCCGCAGAACTGGTTATCGGGGAAACTTCCGCCGTGATTGATGCGGACGGCTTGCGTGTGAACACGTCCAAGATGTCGGCAAACATCAACAAGGAGGACATTGTTTTCAACGGCGGCAAACTTGACGGCATGGTCGTTATCCAGAAACTCACTGACAAGCTCAATGAACTTGTGAACACGTTTAACAGTCACACGCACAATGTTACCGTCTCCCACCCAGGCGGGCTGTTTACGACCATTGTCCCAGGCAGTTCCGCAAAGCCATTTAACAAATCCGATTACGAGAACACGAAAATAAAGCAATGAAAATTTTAGGACTTCAAACAGATACGGAAACGGCGGACCTGCTCGTTCATCAGCACGCTGCCGTCGTTGCAGAGGCTTCCGGCTTCATTGCCGAAATTGTCCTCCTTTCTGCGCCGGGGGACTTCAAGGAAATGCCCCTGCTCGGTGCAGATGCGCCCGCCATGCTGGCCGCCAACCGCGACCCGTTCTGGCCGGGAAACACTAAAAAGATGCTGCGTAACATTGGGCTTGATGTCTCGGCTATAACCATTGCTGACACCGGCGTAATTACAATTTCATAGCTATGGAAATAACAGTAAAGGACAGACAAACACTTCTTGACCTTGCAATCATAGCCCTCGGCTCTGTTGCCGGGGTATTCGCGTTTGTAAGGCGCAACGGAATATCACTGACCGACAAATTGACGGACGGGCAGGTCCTGGCTTACGATGCTGCGGACATTGTAGCCCCGGCAATACTCGACGCATACGACGTGCGCGGCATTTCCCCGGCAACAGACATTGACCGTACCGAATACCTAAGTCTGCTTATTGCAACAGGCACGACCGTTAAAAGGTACAGCGACACAACGGCTAACATCACCGCGGAACAGCCTGCCGGCACAATACAAGTGGACCCTATGGAGGAAGCCATTGCAGATGCCATCGCAGGGCGACCGCCAAAAGAGAATACGGAAATACACCTTACACGTATATTTCAGAACCCGTTCGACGACATATTCGCATAATTTTAATACTCATTATAATGGAAAATCTTACACCCATACCTTTGCAACAGCTCGACACCGAAGCCTTGGCAGAACGTGCCGCCGTCATTCGTGATGCGGTACAGGCAAAGACGGTATCAGCCGCACAGGTTGGTTCCCTCTTTTATGATTTGGTGCAGTGCTGCGGAAATGTCCGCGACGCTCTCGAACTTTTCATAAACACCAACCTGCCGGAAATACAGCAGGACATTGACCAACGGCTTGCAGGGGTAGACTCCGCCGTGGAAAAAGCCGCCACGGAGTTACAGAAGTCAGAAGCTGCACGCGCCCTGGTGGAGTCACTAGTGGCTTCGCTATCGTCCCAAAACCTCGCCTCACCGCTACGCATTGACATTCAGCGATGCCCTGGTTCAGTAACACTTACCAATACAATGCGTCAGCATATCGATGCAGCCCTGTTTCCTCGCTTCGGGCTTGGCTCCATTTTCTTTTACTCAGAAAATTCAGCCGCAAGGGTAACTCCTGACGGGGAAATCATACCATTGGAGCAAGGAACCGCCCACATATATGCAGTGGCAACCGGCAACACTTCCGTTTATAAATCAATCAGCATTGAGGTCGTACCGCCACGTCTGCGCATTGCAGGTGATGCGCTGCGCCTCGATGCGGAAGGTAATTTAAGACTGACGTAATGGCACAGGCACGACATATAAACTACAAAAGCGACTTTGTTCTCCGTGAGCGTTTCCGTAATGCTTCCGGGGATATTGTCGCATTGCCCGACGTAGACTTCTCGCTTGAATATCAGACCAGACACGGGCATAAATTCACAGCCTCACGCACAGGCGGCAAATATGAGAACTGCACGCCCGACGGTGATGCGCTTTTGGTTATCTTCAAGAACCACGGCCTTTGCGAGGGTGAACTATGCCGGGAACTGCATTTGTGCCTGATTAACGACCTTATGCCGGACGGCCTCCAAAATGTCTATTATCCCGAAAAAATCAATGTTCTGCTGTGGCACCTCGCCACAGACACAGAGGGCGTAATAGAGTGCGACACATTGGCCGCCTACACCCGTGGGCTTCCGTTCACTTATGAGGACTTTACACCAGAACAGTTGGGGAAGCTCAAAGGTGCCAAGGGCGACCCTTTCACTTTTGATGATTTCACACCTGCGCAAATAGAGTTACTCCAGAAGCCGGCAACGGACGCAGCGACGCAAGCCAACAACGCGGCACGGAAAGCGACCGAAGCGACCACAAGAATATTGAAACAAGGGCAGGAACTTGCCGACATTTCAAACAAGGCTGTCAAGGACTGCAATGCCGAAACGCAGAAGGCAAAGACAGTCACAGAACAGGCGAAAACAGCCACCAGAAACGCACAGGCAGCCGCCGTTGAGACACAGGCGGAAAGGGTGCTGACTGAACAGACACGCCAGCGTATTGAAAGTGTGGCGGACCGTGCGGAACAAGTGGCGTTGCCCATTCCCTCCGGTCTGCGTGTGGAAACGCCTGCGTATGTAACAATCGGAAACCCTGTGCCACGATATATTGCGGCAAAGGTGCTGCCGCTCTCTGCGCTACAAAACATAATTTACCAGACTGACGGGGCGGCTGCCGGGATTGAGCCAGACGGGCGCATTATGCCCAAAGAACCAGGAACGCAAAGGGTACATGTCATTCCAACTGGCGGCACACGATACTACAAGACCGTTACCCTTACCGTTGTAGCTCCGGCACTGCGATTGTCCGCAACCGATGCACTGCGTCTGGACGCTTCCGGGAACATACGTTTAACTTAACATTTTGAATAATGGCAAACCTCATTACAAACATACGGGACTGGTTCGACCGCCCCACACGTTCTGAAATAATGACATTGGCGCGCAAGGCGTCAAGCAAGCAGGGGCTCAAGGTTACGGCTCAGTTGCTCCAGCAGACCGACACCCTTACCAAAAAGGACATTGCGGACTGGCGCAGTGCCCACCAGATGGCTATTGACTACGAGAACCCGAACCGCTGCCGGCTCTATGACATTTATGCCGATGCGGTTCTGGATGCCCACCTGTCCGGCTGTATCGGTCAGCGCAAAGGCAAGACTCTTCAAAAGGACTTCCGTCTTGTGGGAAAGGACGGCAAAGAAAACACCGAAGCCACCACTCTGTTGCAGCAGGAATGGTTCACGGACTTTATGGACCTTGCCTCGACAGCCGTTTTTGGGGTCCGACCCTCATACAGCTGGGGGACATTGTACACGACGAGGACGGCATTATGCGTTTTGACGGCGTGGACCTTGTACCGCGCAAGCACGTCGTGCCTGAATATGGCGTTGTGGTAAGGTCACCGGGCGACGACTGGCACAGCGGCATATCTTACACGGACGGGGACTTCGCCAACTGGGTTGTGCCGGTCGGCAAGGGTCGTGATCTTGGTCTGCTGTTGAAGTGCTGCCCCTCCTGCATATCAAAAAAGAACATGCTGGCTTTCTGGGATATGTTCGGTGAAATTTTCGGGCAGCCTATGCGCATCGCGCACACTTCAAGCCCAGACGAAAGCGAGCGCAGACGTATTGAGGAAGCGCTCCAGAATATGGGCGCAGCGTTCTGGTCGCTGTTCCCTGAAGGCACGGACATAGAAATCAAGGAAAGCAGCAGGGGCGATGCCTACAATGTCTATGACAAGCGTGTGGACCGTTGCAACTCGGAACTTTCCAAAGCAGTGCTGATGCAGACAATGACCATTGACTCGGGGTCCTCGCTTTCACAGTCAGAGGTGCACCTTGAAATTTTTGAGCGTGTAACGGAAAGCGATGCCGCAATGGTGGCGAATGTCGTTAATGGGCGTCTGTTGCCGCTCATGGTGCGCCACGGCTTCCCTGTGCAGGGCTTGCGCTTCCAATGGAACAACGCCGCCTCATACACACCGGCTGAACAGCGAGAAATTGAACGTCTGCTGTTGGAGTATTACGAGATTCCACCTGAATACTTCACGGACAAATACGGTGTGCAGATCACCGGTGCCCGTGAAGCAAAGACACAGCCGGACCGTTTTTTCGACTAAGCCCCGCACCTAATGCAGGGCTGCGGGGCTCATATCGTGCGTTTAACCGCGCTTTGGGCGACTTGTATAGCGATGACCTCCTGCGCCTCGCAGAAGGCGACACACGCCCCGATTTTGACGACACGGCATTCTTTGACGCTGCCGGCATGGTCTATAAGGCGGGGCAGTTTGATGCCTCTATGCTGAACACACCCGAAGCACGCAAAATGATTGCCGAAACGCTCCGCGTCCTCAAAACAGGAATTGATGCAGGGCTGCCGGTTGAAGTGCCGGAAGTCCTGCGCTATGCGCTCGAAAACAATGCTTTCATTTTCTCCGGCTTCAAGGCGTTTCACACACTCCGCGAAGTTGGTTTGTCCCTGCTTACCGACAAGGGCGAAATAAAGCCTTTTGAGACATTCCGGCACGATGTTGAGAATGTGAACAAGCGGTATAATCACAACTACCTGTATGCAGAATATAACCACGCCGTCGGAGCTTCACTAATGGCTTCACGCTGGCAGCAAATTGAAGCCGATGGGGACAAATACGACCTGCAATATCGCACCGCTCAGGACGACCGTGTGCGTGAGGATCACGCCATTCTGCACGGCACGACGCTGCCGCCGTCTGACCCGTTCTGGGGCAAGTATATGCCGCCGAATGGGTGGAATTGCCGTTGTACCGCCGTACAGGTCAGAAAGGGCAAATATCCGCTTTCCGACCCTGCGCTGTCCATGCAGAAGGGCGACAACTGCACCGAAGCAGCAAAGCAGCAGATTTTCCGCTTTAATCCAGGTAAGGAACTGAAACTGTTTCCACCTAAACACCCGTATTTCAAAGGACCAAAAGCGGAGCCTCTGAAACAAGCCATCGAAGGTTATACACCTGCGGAATGGACAGCTAAAACAGTAGCAGAAGCGGAACAGTTTTTTCGTGACAAATTAGGGGTCAACTGCTCGCTGAAAGGCTTTACAGCAAAACAAATGGAACAAATACAGGCTATATACCGAAGTGCTGAAAGACATTTGGCATGTTACCCCGAACTAAAAAAGACAACACAGTATGTCGGCACAATTCAAGGACGCGTTGAACTGCTTGTACAAAGGAAGTTCAAAGAGTTAAAAGGAAACCCCAGCTATGCAAGCCTTGGGGATACTTATCTTATGGATTACGCAAAAAAATGGGTTAAAGGCTATAAAGTCGGACCCTCCAAAAATGTGTATGCCTATTCGCATGGGGCTTTCAGTGATTGGGGGCTTGCCGGCATTGCTTTTAACTCGATGTGGAAAGGCGATAAAATAGATACGTCTCTCGCAAGCGATGTAAAAAGCAAATGGCACCCAGTCGGAACAGGTACGTTAAAGGCTGTTTTTGACCATGAACTCGGCCACGAAATCGACAGACTTATTGGGTTACGTACCAATTCTGACTTTTTGAAATTGTACAATGAGGAAAGGGCAAAAGGCAAGGAACATATTGTAGATAATCTTTCTTCATACGGCTATAAAAATTCAGCTGAATTTATTGCCGAAGCATGGTCGGAATATCTTAATAACGAAAAACCGCGACCTATTGCGGTTGCGGTTGGAACTATAATAAAAAAATTATATGCAGAAAAATATCATGCTTCAGGTTCTACGTCAGAATCAACATAAACGCGCATTGTATCGCGTGGCCTTGCAGGGATGAATACATAATCGCCTTTTTGCCCCTCAAATATATGGTCGTGGCTCTCTGCGCCGTCTTCCACTATCTCAATCGGGATAATATCAAACGCCGCACAGGTCAAGCCTTTTATAAAGTGCTTGCAGTGCTCACACATATAAGGGCACTCCTCTATTTTGTCCGTAATTTCTGCCATACCGCAAAAATACAATTTTTATTTGATTAAACAACAATTAAACACCGAATAAATGCTCAACGCCAACGAATTAAAAGCCGACATACTGAATGATATGCGTGTCGAACTGTCGGAAGAGTTTAACCGAAACTTTGAGCGTAAAGCTTTTTTCTCCGACAAGTGGAAGCCGCGCGCACACGACTACCCGCGCGGCTCTTTGCTCATTGTAACCGGTGCTATGCGCCGCTCCACGCAGGGAAAGGTTGAGGGCAACGGCGTGCGGTTCTCCTCCTCCCTTGCCTACGCCTCCATACATAATGAGGGCGGAACTGGCTTTAAGCCTGTCAAATCACATCAGCGCAAGTCAAGGAAAGGCAAAATCTACACGGTTCGCGCACATTCCCGAAAATTCACTATGCCAAAGCGCCAATTTATAGGCGACGGTCCCGATACTCAGTGTCTTATTAAGGACGTGATCGACGACAACTTGCAGAAGTTCAATTTATCATTAACCAGTTTCATAAAGAAATGAGAAAAGCAATTTTTTTAGCCATTGCGGAAGCCCTTTGCCCGGCAAATCCGTCCGACCCAAATGCAGACACTTCAAAAAATATAGTTCCTTATGTGGACTTATGGAATGATCAGGTAAACCTCCTTGGCGGCGGAACAGCCTTTGAAACGCCTGCGGTGTTCGTGGAGTTTGAACAAATAGACTGGCACCAACAGAATGCCGGCGCACGCCGCGGCGACATTGCGGTCCGCCTCCACATCGTAACCCGTGCCGTGTCTGCACACGGCTTTCATGATCAACGAATGGAGGAAGCCCTTACAGTTTTCGACTTGATAAATACAATCAACGCCAAAATGCAGGGGCTGCGCGGTGAAAGCTTTACCGGCTTTCAGCTCACGACCTCTGCAACCAACCACAACCACGCCGAACTTGTGGAGAATGTGGAGCGCTTGGTAACGTCAGCCCAAGACTCCACCGGAATGCGTCAGGTTTCACGCGCTGTTGGCCTGTCTACGGCCATTTCAGCCACGAAGTAATACAGCAACACCCCCGGCGGCTCTGTGTCAGTCGGGGGTGTCATTAAATGCCCAAATCAAAAAGTGTGGGGGAATTATCCTGCCGGGAATCTTGTTCACTGTCCGGGTCTATACCCAAGTAGCTTAGGTAAGTGCGGTAACAAATGCCAAACTCGGGCTCAATCCAGTGCCGCCACACGGCTCTGTAACATTTTGCCTGGTTCCCGGCTTCGTAATGTAGTGCGGTGAGCGCTTTGATTTTTTTTGCTCTCGCTATCGTACTTTTATGCCGTCTGCTCATTGCCATTTGCCCGATTTTTAGTATTTTTGCACAATCCTTTTACATCGGGCGGCGTTTGTTTATTGGCTTCTGGCGAATGGGCTGCGCTGCTTTTTTTATGCGCCTTTTTCGGCGTCTGTTCTCCCTGTTTCTACCACATCTACATCTGTTATGCTCAGCGGAATGTTGCGCCAGCCGTTGCTCGTTGTCTCATCGCGGTACTGCGCTCGGATATATCGGCGTGTTTCAGTAGGCATATAGCTTTCTTTTATGATTTTCACACCCTCTTTGAACTGGTCGTTGTCGCTCTCATCTGCCATTCTCTCCAGTTGGAGCACGCGGCTTGCGTTGAGGTTGCCCTGCTTGTCCTTGCTCAACAACCTAAGCACGGTATTGACAAGGGCTTTTGTCTTTTCGTCTGTGGCAAGGCTCTCAATGTACTTGCGCACCATTGCGATACCTGTTTCCGCCATATCGCCCCAGCCGTCAACAGTGTTTACACCAAGTGTCAGGCGCAGGTTGCTTTCTGAATTTGTGAAAGTGTGGCTGAACTGTCCGTCTTCCTTAAAGCCCACGACTTCCGCTTTCATTTCAAGGACTGTTTGGAAATTGCTGAACACCGTGTCCTTGACTGTGCGAATGTCCTGACTGAGCCTGCGAAGCTCCGGAACGGCTTGTGCCAGTTCCTCATCGATCACTTGCTGATACGTCACGCGCGCTGCTTTGCGACGTTCTTCCTCCTCTTTTCTCTTTTTGTCTGCCTTGAAGGCTTCCCATTCTTCCCGCTCTTGGGCGGTCATTGTTACTTGTTCACTCATTTTTAATGACTTTTAATTAGTTATTGAATACTGTTTAATTCGCCTTTAATCCTCTTACACCGGCGCAGTGTCATTCGTCGTAGTCGTCAGTGTCGGGCATTGAAAATTCCAATAATCCCGCTTCGTTCTCTGCCCATGCCGCAAGTTCCCGCAACAGTTCAATATATGCGTCCTGCTCCAAATGGGCTGTTTCCGTCTTAATGGTCGTTTTCAACCATTCAAGCTCTTTCATATCATTTCTATAATTATTTATTTAACCGTTCATTCATCAGCTTTATGCGCCGTGGCAATACCACAGAAATGTTACAAACTCGGCAACACTCGCCGTCCTCTTTTATCGGGTATGGGTTGTTTCCCCACCCGGTAAACTCTTTGCCGCAAATGCAGCACACTTTCTTTTTCTTTTTTGTTTCCATATCGCTTAATTATATGTAGGGTCAATGCCTTTGCCGGTCGTCAGTGCCTGCACAAGCATAGCCCCGGCAAGCGCATCAACGCTCTTTTTGTCTTTTGTCTTGTTGTTGAATGCTGCTATGAGGTTGCGCAGACGTTCACGCGGTATCTTGTTGAAATCACTGTACCCGCTTGCGCGCATGGCTATGCCCTTAATGAGCGATATGCTCTGCTTCTGCCCGGTTTCACGCAGCCAGCCGCCTATTGCGGCAATCACCTGCTTGCGCAGCTTGTCAAGCGATGCCGTGCCGTCCTTGTGGTTCACCTGCTCGCTCAACTTGGCGCAGATGTCAATCAGCTGGTGTTGGGTAAGGTCTCTGCTGCTCTCCACGCCCCAGCTTGCCAAAACGTCCTTTTTCTGGTCGTCGGTCATGCCAAGCACGCTGCACAAGGTGTGGAACTTTTTAAGCAGTCCACGGTGGATCTGGTCCATTGTTCTATTTTCTGTTGCCATTGTCTTTATTTTATTTGGTTCAACCAATATGCGTCGGCGCCCTCTTTCCATATTATGAAATCTTGCCCGCCCTCGCCTTTGTCGGAATCCTCGTAACGGGTGGTCACAAATGCCTTGTAGCCCTCCACTCTGATTTTTATATCTGCGTCATAACGGATTTTTTTTGCCACACCGCCATCAGGATCATTGCCTGCTTTGTCTGCCTGACTTATGAACACAAAAAGCTTGTTGGGGAAGTCCGCTTTTAAGTCCTTGAACTGCTGCATATAGAATTTTGTCAGATACTGCACACTGTCAATTACAATTATATCTGGACTTTTCCGCTTCATCAAGCGTGTACGCAGTTCCTGTAAATCCTCTTTGTCAAGCAGTATGATGTTACTGCCGGCTTCCGCCATATCCACGCGCTCCCATGCCTTTTGCAGTGACAGGCTTAGCCCTTGCTCGAGTGAATCGTAGGCCACACGCTTGAATCCTGATAGATACTTGCAGAGCATCAGCGTAAAGGTCGTTTTACCACTGCCGCTGCCGCCCCATATCAGCCAAGCCCCACGTAATTCAGGACGACCGAAACTCGCCAAAAATGGCCCGTCAAAATCGGCTGTCTCGAATTGTGCCGCCAACACGTTTTTATTGCTTATTGCTCTGCCCATACCGCATCAAATCTTTGTTATTTTCCTGTCTTTCATCATGGCACCACTGAAGCCGCCACAGCGCACGGTCTTGATTAGTGCCATTTGCTTATGCTGTATCTCTGCCGGGGTGCTGCCTGTTATAGTCACTTCTATTAGCCGGATATGGAAGCGTGTGCGCGGCTTCGCTGTGTAATCAACTGGCATATTGTTTTCAAGCCATTGCCAAAGTAAAGCCGGCACTGCTTCCGCCTCCAGTCCTATGCTGTATTTATACATTACTTCCGCTTTTTCTGAACCAACCTGTTATCGTTCTCACACATTTTCCCACGCAGTCCAGAAAGCCGCAAAAGCCGTCTTTATCCACAAGCACCCGTATCAGTGCCAACGGCACATAAACCGCATACAGCACGCATACGCAGCCGCCTGCAATGGCAAACTGCAATGACACAAGCGCAGTTCTCAATGCTTTGTTTTTCATAACGTACCTCCTTTCAATGTCGCCCATACGCTGCGTTTCACGCGGCGAAGGTCGCCCTCGCTTTCGTTTATAATCCTGTTGATTCCTTTGTTGTCGTTCAGTCCGTTGGCGACGCACACGGCGGCTATGTCCTCGCTGTTCAGCATTGGCAGCTTTACGAACTTACGCCCTATGCGGCTGTATATCTCCGCATAGCCTTTGCGGTTCAGGCGCACGCCTCGTTCTATGCGCTTTTGAAGGAAGCTGGTGGCGGTCAATATAATGCCGCAATGTCCCTCAAGTTGGTTGTATAGGCTTATGAAAAAGTAAAGCACCTGGTCAGTAAGTTTGTCTGCTTCGTCAAGCACGATAAGGGGCGTATCCTTGCGCTTCAAAGTATCTACTATAT